GGCCGTGGCGGCAGTCTCCGAATGTATGAAATAACCCCTAAAACCCATTAGCAATATGAACGAAAAATTTTTACTGCTGTTAGCAGCACAGGGCGACCCTAAGAGAGCCGCCGCGATCGAAGACTACCTGGGCGTAGAAGACTGGCAGAAACTGCCTGCCGGCAAATCCCTGTTTACCCCGCCCGCCGGCGGTTACGTCCCCGGCCCGGAAACCGTGCGGCCCACGATCCAGACCGACGTACACCCGGACGGCATCTACCTGGTATTTGGTGGCCAGTCGCCGGTTATCTACGAAAAGTACGTACCCGGCACCGTTACGGAGAATATGAAAGAACGCTGCACCGGCGTAGCCGTGAAGCTGGGCTGTAAGTCTATCTGCGTTTCCCTGTACAATATGGCCGACGGCGAAGAAATAACGCTGACCGCCGGCAAAGATACGACCGGCTGGGACGGTTACAAGGATAACACCCTGGACGCCGGCGCCGACTGGGACGGAGAGGGTAACACCAGGCACCTTAAAGCCGTGGGCCTTAACCCGGAAATTACCCTGCTGGACGGCCAGTTTATACCGTCCGTGGCGCAGTGGCGGTTTATCTGTCTTTTCCGCAAAGAACTTAACCAGGCCCTGGCCGAAGTAGGCGGCGACGAACTTAGCGGCTGGTACTGGACTTCTACAGAGTACAGCGCGCCGAACGCCTGGTCCTTGTACCTTAGCGGCGGTCATGTGGGCGACTTCACTAAGGCCAGCGACAGGGGCAGGGTGCGCGCGGTTTCAGCATTTATTAGTTAGTCTTTAATCCTCCAGGCCCGCCAGCGGGCGGGCCAAATAAAACCCATTAGCGTTATGAAAATTTACAGCAGCACCCACAGCAAGACCCGCGTAATAGGCGGCACCGTAGACCCTAACCTGCTTTTCTTGAACCCTAACGACGAAATCCCGCAGCCGCGTTTTAACGACCTGCCGGACAGGTACTACGTTAAGGTGCAGGTACACTTATTCTGGTTTATCTGGCTTACCGTATGGTCTGCAGAAGTAGAGCTGACCGACGAAGCTATGAACGCCGTAAACACACGCGCACAGGAACTGGCAGACACCCTTAGCTGTACCGGCCTATGAAACGGAAGAACGTAGTACAGTTTTCCTTATTCCCCGAAACCGCGCCGGATCGTGTGGAAGTATGGCAGCAGGGGGGGGTAGGTAAAAAGATTAAGAAAATGAGAGACAGAAGTAAATACAAGCGCTGCGAAAACTGCCTGTTTTGGCACCAGGACGACGACGAAAACGGCACCTGCGAAGTAATGGACATTATTACAGATGCTACGCAGTCCGGCTGCATCGACTGGCGCAGCAAGGAAACCGGGAAAGAATAAAATAACAGAACAATGGAAGACAAAGTATTTGCATTTGAGTTTACCCAGACCGAATTAGACCGGCTGCGCGAAGCTGTCCTGGCTTATTCCGAAGACTGGGACACAGAAAGTAACCACCCCTACGCAGACCTGCTGGACAAGATCGGCTACCCCGACTAAGTTATGAAACGTATAGACGACCTTACGGAAAAGCAGGTGGCGTGGCTTAAAAAGCACTTCCGTAACACCAAAAACGCCGTGCTGGCAGAAAAGCTGGGCATATCCGAAAGCGGCCTGCATCGGCTGGCCCGCCTGCACGGCCTTAAGAAGACCAAACAGTTTATGCGGAAGACCCAGCGGGCCACGTCCGACGCCGCCAAAGCTTCGCACCTCAAAAACGGAACCTACCCGCCGAAAGGGTACAGAATACCCAGAAGCGAAGAATACCAGTTTAAGAAAGGCGAAACACCGGTGCAGCGCCTGGGTAAGCGAAAGGAAAAAGCCAGGATCGCAAAATGCGTAGAGAGCCGGAAGCGCACCTACAAACTGGAACGCGCACGCGCCCTTTTCGGCCTGGAACGCAAAACCAAACTGCGCGTAGTGAAGCAGCCGCTAAAGAAGATACAAACCCGCTACTACCTGCGCAAGCGCGGCTACATTATCGACGACCCGGCCTTTGTGGCCTACTACGACGAAAACACCCGGCGCGCTCTAAAGATAGAAGCCCGGCCAAAGCAGCAAAGGTATTACGACTTCAAACCCATAACCGAAAGACAATAAAATGAGACAGCCAGACATACACAGAGTACAGAAAGCCATAGCCCACCTGGACGCCGCTAAAAAAGTCCTGGAAAGCATAGACGGCCTAAACCTGGATAACCAGCACTACAACTTTAGGCAGTCTGCCTACGAAGATTTGCAGAACACGAAATGGCATTTGCAGGATATGTTAAACGTATAGCTATGTTAGGAAAGGAAGAAACCCAGCAGCGCGTACGGCACCACTACCAGGCGCTGCGCCACGTAGCTACCGGCCACTTTGACTGCGCCGGCGATATGATCTGCCGCCACGACCGCGTATACACCCCGAACGGCCAGGCCGCCGTCCTGTGGGTAGGCCACAAATGGACGCTGCGCTACAGTGGTGGCGCTGTTGAGGGATTGAACCGGTACGACGCAGCCCAGCTGCGCCGCCAGGCAAGATAGGACAGTTACAATAATGAAGATTAAATTAAAATACGACTTTGAAGTGGACGTGGCTACCGCCCATAGCCGGTTATCCAAAAAATGGAAGAACCGTATATGGAAGTGGAGCGAAATAGTAAGCAAGTGCGCCGAAACAAAGCGCACCGGCGAAAGCGTGAAAGAGTACCTAAAAATGAGCCGCGAAGAACAAAGCGACATTAAGGACGTGGGCGGCTTCGTGGGCGGCTACCTTTCCGGTGGCACCCGCAAGACGGCAAACGTAATGTACCGCACGCTGGCCACCCTGGATATAGACTACGGTACGCCGGACGTCTGGGACGACTTCACTATGGCTTACGGCTTCGCCGCTATGCTGTACAGCACCCACAAGCACACCGAAGAAAAGCCGCGGTACCGTCTGGTATTTCCGCTTTCCAGGCAGGTAACGCCGGCCGAATATGAGCCGCTTTGCCGCCGGATCGCTGCGGAAATCGGTATAGAACTTTTCGACATAACCACGTACCAGCTGCCGCGCCTTTTCTACTGGCCCAGCACCAGCCGGGACGGCCAGTACGTCTTCCAGTACCAGGACGGCCCCGCGTGCGACGTGGACGCTGTGCTGGCCACCTATAAGGACATTAACGACGCCAGCCAGTGGCCGACGTCTTCCAGAGAGGGCGACGCGATCGCCCACGAACTGCGCAAAGCCGGCGACCCGCTGGAAAAACCCGGCCTTATCGGCGCTTTCTGCCGTGCCTACACGATCGAAGACGCTATAGAACTATTCCTGGGCGACGTGTACGAAAAGACCGCCACCGACGGCCGCTACACCTACCGCAAAGGATCGGTGGCCGGTGGCCTGGTATGCTATGAGGGTAAATTTGCCTACAGCCACCACGAAACCGACCCGGCCAGTATGCAGCTGTGCAATGCCTACGACCTGGTGCGTATACACCTTTTCGGCATCTACGACGAAGACAGCAAAGTGCAGGATATTTCCCGCCTGCCGTCTTCGCTCAAAATGGCCGATTTTGCGGCCGCCGACGGTGCGGTAAGGCGTCTACTTACCAAAGAGCGCAAAGCGTCTGCAGACGCCGATTTTGCCGGCATAGCGGACACGTACGAAGACGACGCGGACAAAGACCCGGACAGCGACAAGTGGACAGAACAGCTGGAATACGACCGCAAGGGCGCGCCGAAGCCGACGACCAAAAATATAATTACGATCTTGGAAAACGACCCTAAGCTAAAGGGCCATATATGGCACGATCTGTTTAGCGGCTTCGACCTCGTTAAAGACGGCCTGCCGTGGGACAGGAAAGCTACCCAGTGGGGAAACAGGGACGACGCGAACCTGCGCGTATACCTGGACGAAAACTACGGTATTAGCGGCAAGGATAAGATAAAGGACGCCAAAGACGCCGTGCTGACCAAACACCGGGCGCACCCTATCCGCGAGTACCTAAGCGGCCTGCAGTGGGACGGCGTGCCGCGCCTGGATCGGCTTATTATAGACTACCTGGGCGCTGAAGATACGCCGCTTAACCGGGCTATGACACGCAAGCACTTTACCGCTGCCGTCTCCCGCGTTATGGCCCCCGGCTGCAAGTACGACTACTGCCTAATCCTTACCGGTGCAGAGGGCATCGGCAAAAGCACCCTGTTTTCCGTTATGGGCGGCGACTGGTTTAACGACAGCCTAACTACCACAGAGGGAAAAAGCGGTATGGAACAGTTACGTATGGGCTGGATAATAGAGCTGGCCGAACTGTCCAGTATCAAGCGCAGCGACGTGGAGCAGGTAAAGAACTACATAACCAGGCGGGAAGATATTTACCGCGCGGCCTACGGCAGCGTCGTGGAGAAATACCCGCGCCAGTGCATCTTCTGCGGCACCACGAACGAAACAAACTTCTTAAAGGGCGACACCGGTAACCGGCGCTTCTGGGTAATCCCTGTGGACGCTTCGCTGCGCCGCTACGAAGACTGGCAGCGCGCGCTGATCCAGGACAGGAACCAGCTGTGGGCCGAAGCCGTCCAGAACTGGCGCGACGGCGAAACGCTGTACCTGCCGTATGATCTGGAAACGCAGGCCAGGGCGCGCCAGGAAGTCTATAACGACGACGCCGACGACCCGCTGCGCGATATGCTGGCCGCTTTCCTGGAAACGAAGCTACCGGGTAACTGGGACACTATGGATTTGAAGAAACGGCGGGCGTACCTAAGTAACCCAGACCCCCTGGACGCGGAAGCCTGCGTGCAGCGTACCCGCGTCTGCGCTGCAGAGTTTATTTGCGAACGTATGGGCCGGGAAATGGCCGATAAGGAATACAAGTACCTGGCCCGGAAAGTATGCCGTATGCTGGAAGAAACCCCCGGCTGGGAAAGGGCCGGTACCAGCAGGCACGTGGCCGCGCTGTACGGCGTGCAAAAATCCTTTAGGCGGGCGCTTTCCAACCGCGAAGACCTGCCAGGAGACGACGAAGATTTGTAAACCGAAGCCCCCAAATTTGTAAACCGTGTAAACCGAACGCTGGAAAGGGGCTGTAAACCAAAAAATTTCGGTTTACACTTTGGTTTACACTTTGGTTTACACTTAAAACACTGAAAACGAATAAATTATAAGATTGTAAACTAAGTAAACTTAAAAATGTATAAAAGTGTGTTGTTTAATAGTTATAGTAAAATTTGTGGGTAGGTGGACGTATAACGCGGGCGCGTACACGCGCGAGCTGTAATTTTATATAATGTTAGGGGAACACGGTTACGTAGTTTACAGTTTACAAATGCCAGAAAATGGACAGGAAGATAGAAAACATAGTGAAGCACGCCGACGTATCGGAAAAAGCTATAGAAGCCTACCTGGTGCGTAAGGTAAAAGACCTGGGCGGCGTGTGTCTCAAATACAGTAACCCCGGCGTGGTAGGTTACCCGGATCGTGTGGTGCTTCTGCCTGGTGGTGTCGTGGTATGGGTGGAACTTAAGAGCAAAGGCAAGCACCCGGAAAAGATACAGCAGCTGCGTATCGACCAGCTGCGGGCTATGGGCCATAACGTGGCCGTGGTGGACAGCAAAGACCAGGTAGATACCCTGCTGTCCGGTATGAACTTCTTAGCACAGCTGGAAAATGATTTATAGACCTTACGAATACCAGCGCACTGCGACCCAGTGGATATTAGACCACCCGCGCTGCGGCCTATTCCTGGATATGGGACTGGGCAAGACGGTAAGCACCCTTACCGCCGTGCAGCAGATGATCGACGACTGCGAAGTGGAAAAAGTGCTGGTGGTGGCCCCTAAGAAAGTGGCCGAAACCACCTGGACGACCGAAGCCCAGAAGTGGCAGCACCTGGCGGGCCTGCGGGTGGTAAAGGTTATGGGTACGGAGAAACAGCGCAAACTGGCCCTGGAAAGCCCCGGCGACGTCTACGTTATCGGCCGCGACAGCTTCGTATGGCTGTGCGGTCTCTACGGTGGTATGCTACCTTTCGACGTGCTGGTTATCGACGAATTAACAAGCTTTAAGTCCAGCAAGTCGCAGCGCTTTAAGGCTATGCGTATAGCCACGCCCACCGTGCAGCGCGTTATCGGTCTTACCGGAACGCCGGCACCTAACGGCCTGGTAGACCTGTGGGCGCAGATATACTGCCTGGATATGGGCGACCGTCTGGGTAAGAGCGTTACCAGGTATAAGGAAACCTACTTCGATATACACAAATGGAATAACATAGAAGTACGTGCCACCTGTAAGTCCGGCTGTGAAAAGATAATCCGGGACAAGATCGCGGATATTTGCCTGTCGATGCAGGCCAAAGACTACCTGCAGCTGCCAGACCTGCTGGTGCATACCGAAAGGGTGGAACTGTCTAAAGCTATTATGGACAAATACGCCAGCTTCGAAAAGGAAAAGGTACTGGAATTTAAGGCCGAACACGGCGACGAACCGGCAAACGTACTGGCCAATTCTGCCGCCGGCCTTATGAACAAACTAAGCCAGTTTGCTAACGGCGCCGTCTATGACGACGACCGGAACGTACACGAAATCCACGACGAAAAGCTGGACAGACTGGCCGAACTGGTGGAAGCGGCTAACAGCCCTGTGCTGGTCTTCTACCAGTACAAACACGACGTAGACAGGATCACTAAGAAGCTGAAAGGCTACCGGGTGGTGGCCTACCAGGGCGAAGCCCAGCTGCTGGACTGGAACGCCGGTAATATCGACGTGCTGCTGGCCCACCCGGCCAGTACGGCTTACGGTCTCAATATGCAGGCAGGCGGCCACTATATCGTCTGGTTTGGCACCGGCTGGAACCTGGAGCTATACCAGCAGGCAAACGCCCGCCTGCACCGGCAGGGCCAGCAGTACCCGGTAACGGTGTATAAGCTGCTGTGCAGCCATACTGTGGACGAAAGGGCTAACGCGGCCCTGGAGAGTAAGAAAGGCGTACAGCAGTCGCTGCTGGACAGTCTAAACTATTTACTGCGCAAACATAACCTGGAATAATGAAGAACCGAAAACGCATAAACGTATCTGTGGACGAAGCACAGTACCGTAAGTTACAGGCCCTGCAGAAAGCGTACGGCTTTAAGAACGTCTGCGAACTTACGCGCGCTATGCTGAATATCCTAACCCAGTACACAGATGCTGCCGCCACCAGGCAGCGCAGGCCGGTGTCCGTGGGCGACGACATACTGGATATGTTTAACGACCTGGGCGACTGGGAGACCACACCAGGCAGCGTACACAAAGACTAAAGCTATGGCAAAGGATAAGGACTACCAGCAGCTGATCCATACCGAACGGTGGCTGCGGCTGCGCAAAGACAAGCTGACGGCTTCGCCGCTGTGTGAACGCTGCCAGCAGCAGGGTATCATAACGCCTGCTACGGAAGTACACCACGTTACCCCTGTGGAAGACGGCCTAACCCTGGCTGCCAAACGTCGGCTTATGTACGACCCCCACAACCTGCGGGCGCTGTGCCACGCCTGCCACGTACAGACACACGTAGAGTTAGGCAGGTGCGGCAGGGCTGCGACGAAGCGACGTAACGAAGCACAGCTGGCGGCGGTGGTTAGTAAATTTTTTGAGTAAGGGGGGGGGTGTTTTTTAATCGGCAGGGGGTGGCCGTTAAACCTCGCCCCCAGTTTTGAGCGACGAAAAGTAAATTTTTGGGTTTCCGGAACTTTTACCCTAAGTGGACGAAAACTACGCGAAATTTCCAAAATCGGCGAAAAATTGACAAAAACGCAAAGAAAATTGCACAAAATACCTGGTTTATGGCAGAAAACGTAAAAAGCGTTTCCGAATACCGGAAGCAGATAGTAAAGGCCCTTAAGAAAGCTGGCACGTACAGCGCGGGCGTCGATATGCAGGTACAGTCCCTGGCGTCGGCGCTGCGGGCGCTCGATATGGCTAACGCCCAGATCGACACGCTGGACAAAGTTACCGTAGAGGAAGAAACCCGCTACGGCTGGAAGCTGGCACCGCACCCGGCCTTTAAGGTGCTGAAAGAACAGCAGGACACCGTAACGCGCCAGATGAAAATTTTAGGACTGACGACCGAACAACTGGCCGGCACCGACGAAACCGACCCGCTGGTAGAGCTTACCAAAAAGGTAGTGAAGTCCGGCAAGAAAAAACCTGTAGTGGTAAAGCCAGATACTGACTAATGACGGAAGAAGAAAAAGATAGACTGCGGCAGGCAAAGGCCGACGTTACCGCTGCGCTGGCAGCTGTGCGTATAGAGGACTACCGCCTGGGCGAAGTGGAC